GTAATGACCCCATTTTTGTTCTGGGTGTGGTCACTACTTAACGTTGCAACCGCTCTGCTATCAGGGTACCTTTTATGGACCTTGACACGCAGATATGGTTGCTGCAAGCTGGTTTTGGACAAGGTCCGAAGTGTCGCCCGTGGCACTGTTGTTCACAACTTTGCATCTCTTGACCGTTTGGTTGACGGTATTAGGTGCACCCAACTCCGCAAAGCACATGTACATGAGGACAATCAGCATGGCGATGCTGCTGCATCTCGTAGCAGCGCCGTCGCTCATCAGAGGACAGTTTGTGATTCCCTATCCTTGAGTCCCTATGATGTTTCGGCATCTCGAACGTCTGTGCGCCGCGGGGTGCCTGGAGAGCGTCTCCTTCATGATTTGAAGGACCTTGCCAATCATACGGAGGTCGTCTATCCAGACAGGTCTCGTATTGGCAGTGGAACCATGGTTTGGTTGAATGATGTCGCAGATCACATGTCTTTACGTGAGATCTCCGAACTGTTCAATACTGATGCAGTTACATCATCTTATGACTTCCAGTTGAACTCACCTGCTTGTAAGTCCTTCGGGGCTTCAATTCATTACAATGGCAGTGAGTGGGAGTTTGTAGGTGCTGACACAACTTACACACAGCAGGTGTGGCACTACGGGAAGGAGGCAATAGCGACCACCTTCACAAAGTTCCATTTCTTGCAATATGTTTTGTTTGTCTGCTTCATATCACAAATCGCTTTTGTGTGTTGGTGTGTTGCCGATGAGCTGTACATTTGGATTCCCTTTTGGGGAAAACTGTGTTACGAGTATCATTCATTCCAATATCCATGGTTTGCTCTCATTGAGGTCACTGTTCCCTGGTTGCGCGGACCCGTGGATTGGACATTGCCTGTCCTTTCCTCTGCAACCCTGAGATACCCTTGGCCCACACCATGTATGACCGTGGCACCTGTGTACTTTACAATCGTCGTTTGCGCTTGTCTGTGTGCTCCGCTGTTCATCTCATCCCATGTCACCGTAAGGAAGATCGTCCGTGTCGGCATGCCTGAGAACCGGGTAATTAATTATACTATCCCGGTTTCACGCATGAATACCGTGTGGTACTACCTCTTCTGGCGTGGCAGGTTGATTGACAGGAGCGATTCAGGCTATGCGCTCCTGGGTGAGTCAAACTTGACACGCCTGGAACCAACGAAAGTAGTTACGGAGAACAACACATATTACGTAATGAGTTCTATAAACAAGTCTGGCGTGACTGAGCATCACGGCTGCGTGGCTGGTACATCTACCGCGCGGACAATTACAGATTCAGACCTCAGTATCGCACGTGTCAGGTTAAGCAATAAAACAACAAGCCCAGGTGGTTGTGTAATTCTTGCTCATGAGGAAGCCAATTCCTCTTGCAAGTCTAATGTATGTTTCGACATGTTTCTCGAGATTTGTCGTGCTAGCAACACAAACATATTTGCTTCAAACAGCATTTTCGTATTTAAGCCTCGCCCCATGACCAGCTACACCGTTGGTCCTACCGCGACATCAGTAACATCGAAAACACCACTCGGACCTGAGCAGTTCATGGGAACATGCGTACCTGAAATGCTCTATCCCGAGGAGAATCCTTCCAATTTGGCTCATGGTCATTCTGTAAGAGTTGCTCAACAGCGCGCTACGTCCTTGGATATTAAGCCTCATTATTGGACTTATGCACGCGAGTTTCTCGAACAGCTATACCCATCTAAGCTCGCCCTCTCCAGTGAGGATGAAGTGTATGAGAGACAGACACGCCCGAATCAACGCGCCATCCTCGAGGAAGCTGCACCCGTTTACGGGTTCGGCTTCAACCCCTTTGGCTTTGCCAAGGAAATATCGTTGAGGTGTTTTGGGAAGAAGGAACCTGTGGCTGGTATCAATCAGCAAACGGGTGGCGAATTGAAGGCCAAACGGATTATAACAACGTTCGAAGGCCCGACGAAATTCTTGCATTCTCGTGTCACCATTCCAATGGCAAACGCCATAAAGGGTGAGCACTGGTACGTTTTCAGCCAGCCACTTGACAATGTGGCAGCTAAGGTCGCGGCCTTGTGCGTCAAGGCGCGTAAAACTCAGGGTGAAACCAGGGTCATAAACACAGATTTATCCAAGATGGACGGGACTGTAAATGATTTTTGGAGGAAGTTTGATGATTTACGTGATTTACAGGCTTGGCCCAAAGACATCGCAGACAAGATCATCGAGTCACGGCACACCACATTTAACCGCAAGGTCAAACTCCCTGGTGTGCCTCTCATACAGGGTCAGACAGAGTTGGGATCCGGGCATCCGGATACATCTCTAGGGCAATCCACACGTGCTACATTCATTGAGTACTGTGCTTGGAGGGAACTTGGTAAATCGCACCAGGACGCCTATGCCCTCCTTGGTCTGCATGGTGGTGATGATGGTCTTTCGCATTACATTGATCCAGATTTCTATAAGAAAATTGCTCTTAATATGGGTATGATCCTCAAGGTGGAGGTCGCCGTTCTTGGTGGCACCATACCTGTGAGTTTCCTTGGACGCATTTACGCACCTTCTGTGTTTTACGGGGAGTGTGATTCAATGTGTGACCCTGTGAGAGCACTTTCCCAATTTCCGTACTCTACCTCGACCTGTACGACGGAGGTGAAGGCACGTTCGAAGGCATTTTCAATTGCTCAAAATGATGCCAATACACCCTTTGTCGGTGGGCTTGCGAAACGCATTCTCAATGACCTTGGTGCTGAAGGCCTTGACGAGGGATCCATGTCTTGGAATGCCGCTCAAGTCATCAACGGCTCTGCTGGGTATCCAAACACCTTTGGTGATTGGATGCTTGAGCACTGCCAGCGGCTTGGGCTTCATCCGAGCGCCGCATGGGATGAGTATGTTGAAGGGAAAGGTGAATGGTCCACACCGCCGGTTGTACTGGAGGCGGAACCTGTTGTGGCCACGGAAAATGCCCTCGTAGGTGAC